GAACTCCTTTGCATTTTTTAAGTCTGTTGGTGTTGGTGTCATAATCTACTAAATTGTTTTTCTGTTAATACTAATACTTCTAAATTGTCTATAAATTGAATCTTTCGTTGCGCCTCGGAAACTACAACAAAGTTGCGTCCGAGTTGCGATGTAAGTACCGCCTTGTCTTTAAATACCAAATCCCGATAAAACTCAATGAAGCCGTCGAAATCTTTTGCAATGGTGTAAATACCGCCAGCATCTTCAATAGCTTTCTGATAGTCTTTCTGGTCATCGGATTGACTATCCCTGCCTATCTTGACTTCAATCTTAACTGACATTCCGTAAATTACTGAAGATATATCTGCGGTTCCATTCGTTGCGGTTCCTGGAATATACTTCTTTGAGCCTATTGTACGCTTACGTCCCAACACGTCCTCAACGACTTTAGTATTATCAATCTGTCTACCCATTGAATTAATCCGCTCGGCTTGGTGTCCTGTAAAATTCAAGAACTCTTTGATACACTTGGTTAGTCCGTTGGCGGTTGTGTCTGAATATTTGCGTTCGGGTAAGGCATAAGTCGGAAAAGTTGGATAGGACGCCCGAAGGTCTTTCATGTATAGTCGAGTGAGTATTTCTTTGTTTAGTTTAAGCATACTGTGAATAGTTTTGATCTGGTGATGAATACGTGTTCTATGTCGAAATATAGTTGCATTGGCATTTTGCCGTTGATGAATAGTTCGGTTTGGTGGTCAAATGATATTTGAAGCAAGTTGTACATCAAAAAGGAATGTCACTTTCTGGCTCGGATGTTTGGTTAGACTTTAAAATCTCAAACCATCTTTCCCCGTTTGAGTTACCGTCTTTATATGTAAATCCGTAGTATTTGCAAAACTGCTCCAACCACATCTTAAATCTTTTCTGCGATAATTTGAATACTTTAAAATCAGGGTACTCGGATAGAAAAGCATCAAAATACTGCCCTTTGTTTAATCTTACGCCAAATTTTAAATTATCATCCTCTTTAGACCATTCGTAAAACTCAAATGAAGTTTCTTTGATAAACTTACGAACTTCAAGATTATGGAAATCATGTTTGACGAGCCCGTTTTTTAAATAGTACTGTGCGCAGTTAATCATAAAATTGTCAAAGCGATACCATTCGTCATTATCCCAGTCATCAAAAAGCATGTGCCCAAATTCATCGACTGGCGTATGTTTGTAACTAAAGTAGTCAGACATTTCAACCTCAAATTTTCTCCTTTCAAAAGAACCACCAATACCGCCAATCGTATAGTTTGTAGTTATCAAAATCTTAGGGCTTTTTGATACAGGAACCTTTATAGCGTCTTGCCCTTTATATTCTAAAGTTATACCCTCGGTTATCAAACTGAAAAGAGATTCAAAGCTAAAGTTCTTTTTAACGTCATCAAATACTAAAATCTGGGTGTCGGTACTTACTGTTTGATACGGGAATGATTTTGTAAACTCGAATGTTTTTCCGTCAATCGACGTAACTTTTTTCATGTGGCTTAAAGCGTTCCAAAATAAACCCTTGCCGCTGCCTCCGTTTGGATTCTCGCTTATCGTTTCATCATTGAAAATTATTGCCTTATTATTTGCGGACGTTTTGTAAGAGTGCAACAAATAGCCTATAACCGATTTGAAGCTGTTGTACTTTTCCACATTCTTACCGCTTATAAGCCAAAGGAAAGTCCTGAAAATTGCCGTGTGGTGATCTGATTTAACAAAGTCCCTGTCGATAATTTGCCGCTTCCATACGTAACCGTCGACATCTATATAATCAACTTCTGTCACACTGTCCTGAGTTACTTTCACAACGCAGTTTTTATAATAAATATACGCTTCATCTTTGGTATCTTCTTTAAGAACTACGTTTGAGCTTTCAAGGAAAGACAAGAAATTAGAGGTAAAGTATTTTTCATTTAAGGCCATAAAGTCGTATGGCAAATATCCTAAGTCTGGCCTATCCAAAAGACTGTCTAATACAAAATCCTTTATCCTTTTTTCATTTGTCTCTTCGATTAAATTCTGTTCTTTTCTGATGAAAGTGTATGTGTTTGAGTTTGTTGGAAAATACTTAAAGAAGTTGTTTTGCTGTAACCAAAATTTATATTGATTCGGGCTAAGTTGTACTTTTCCTTTGTCATTATAGTACCAGAAATCGACAACCGACAAATCTTTTTTAGTATTGTCTACGAGTTTTTCAATCTCTTCTTTGGAGTGCTCTGGAAAATCTTCGGTAAAATCTTTCGCCTGTTTACCGATACGGACTTGCTTTACTATTTTTTCAATAGTGACCTTATCCTCAAAAAACTTTGTCCCGAACTCATTCCTTTTTGAGTAAGCCGATTTTATAATTGATTTTATTTCATCTAGTTTAAAATCTTTTTCCTGATAAGAATATAGTACATTTTCGCACTCTGACCTGTTTACGCCAAACTTATTAAACGCAGCAGCCAATATAAATAAATTGCTGTTCCTGCTGCCTTTGTCTTTGCCGTACTTACTTTTCCACCATTCCAGTAAATTGCTTATGATTCGGTTATCTGATTTTATCGGCAAATAAACTTCATAACTTCCTATTTCCTCAATATCTGGTTCTTCACAGTCAATGTATAAATCTGAATTTTCATTAAGGTATAAATCTGGATCGTAACTTTCTTGGCATCCCCTCGATATTCCCTGATTATTTTTATCCCAATTCGGATGGTTAAAGTATAGCCCAATACTTTCAAACCTGCCTTTGTGATTGTCGTCTTTAGGTATCTTGACTAAAACCTTTACCCCTAATCCGCTTGGTGAAATCCATGCGGCGAAAATAAATTTATCCGAACTTATGCTGTCCCTAAAACTTACAGCATCCTCAAAAGAATCAAAACCATCGAAATCACAAATAATCAACCCTGATAGTTCAATCAGGTTTATTGCCGAACGGGTTTTAAAAGTTCCGTTAAAGCACACGGTTGGCAAAGTTAATTTTGCCTTGTCTCTATCTTCTTTAGAACTCATTAGCCTTATTTCAGAAACCAGCTTTTTGGAGTTTCCGTTTTTTATTCGATTCAATGCAAAATATACATCCCTGTTAAATGGGTTGGTAGTCTCTTTAATGTTTTTGAAGATGGAAACTTTCATAAGTAACGCTTTATTTTAGAATAGTACACTTTATTTTTCAATGTGTACTGTGCTTAATCCCAACAGTACAAAGGGTTTTTCGACATTCGCAACACAAGTACACATTGTTTTGGGGAAAACTTCAAAAAAACCAATTCAAAGCGGATTGTGTTTTTCTATATAGGTTTTGACTTTCAATGTGTACTTGTGTACTAAGTCAATGTTTTCGGGGTTTACGATGTGTTCATAATCAAATAAAAGTGTTTTTCAAAGTGTACTATTTCTATAATCGATGGTTTTTGCGCCCTTTGACGAGTTACAAGAACGGCAAAGCGGTTGTAAGTTTTCAATTTCATTTAGACCGCCGTTTGCTACGGCTACAATGTGGTCAATACATATATTGTCATAAGATCCACAGCACAAACATTTATGACCGTGCAAGTCAAAAACCTCTGTTCGCACGGCTTTTTTTGAAATATATATTGATGCCGATTTCCGATTGTTCCCACAAAGAAAATTGTAGTTATTTATTCGACCTCTTTCCAAAGTTACACGCGCTTTGTTTATTTCCTTGTTTGGAAAATAACAACTCAAGACATTTAAAGACATTGCGTAATCAGAAACGTCTTTCGCAGGAACTCTAATTTCTTGGTTGTTTTCGTTTCGCATAAGGAATGCGTAAACTTCTAAATCCTGCGCAGTATATCTAAACTTCATAAACAAAAAAATCGCTAAGGTTTCGTTGTGGTGGCAACTACTCCCTTAAGCGATTAAAGTAAACAAATATCTTAAGTTGTATCGAATCCACCAAGACGATACAAAAGCAAATCTACGAAATATATTTCAATAAAACAAGCCCCCGTATTGAAAAATCGTTATGGATTAGTGAGAGGGGTGTCATATCGTTTCCTGTTAGTTTTAACCAGTCGATTTCCCATACTCGGGATATTGTTATAGCCAGGATTCATTTTGCTTGGCATAATTACGCATCCGGTCGCCATGAAGTATTTATGAACCTTTACAACGTACTTATAGCTAATATCTAGGTCATTCGCGATTTCCTTAACTGTTTTGACTTTGTGAAAGTGCGCGATGTATTGGGTTGTGAGTAGGCGTGTTAGTGACATATTTTCGGTTTAAAAAACCCGCTTTTGACGGCGGGTTGTTAGATTAAAAGCTGCTATCGACTTCGATTTTCCAACCTTGAGCGGATAGGTAGTGTTTCCCGTTGTACTCAGAACCCCGCAAATTTATGTCAACCTTGACGTTTTGACCGACTGTGATTGAATCGAGTTTGTCTACTTTATCCTGCACGAATTCCACTGGCAGCTTTTGGCTATACTGCTCTGCTGTTTCAATTACGATTAGACGCTTACGGAATCCGCTGGTTCCTACTGTTTCTGTTTCGCCAACTAAATGGACTTTTCCTGTGATTTGCATATTTAAAATTTTAATGTTTCGAGTGATTGTTTAATTTGTTCCTGTAATTCTAATTCAGCAGCCTTAGCCATTTTCACAGCGTCGTTTACCGTTACCATAACAGGACGCGCTTTGGTTCCGATATTCACTTCGCTTGTGCGCGTCAATTCCTTAACAAATAGCGGCTTTAATTTAAACTCGGGGCGATAAGATGCAAAATAGTGCCGTTGCATTTTAGGATTAACCGTAAAGTAGTGAATTGATTGATGAATGTTGTCGAGTGGTATTTCGTCAGCCAAGCACGTCGCAATATGTCGTTTTGCAGCAGGACACTTAATTTCTGCTGTAACATCCTGCGCTGCGCTTATTCCGTCAACCGATATACCTAATAATGGATTCTCAGTTGATTGAAGCCAACCGCATTGATGCAGCTCGATTCCTAGGTACTCGGATAATGCAGCACGTGCGTAAGGCTCCATTTCATTGCCGCGTATCATGTCGTCACTTGCGTAACCCTCATAATCCATATCAAAAGGCTCGGTAATTTCCGCAAGCAATTCAATAAGCAAGGTGTCGGATTTCACGAATAGCCCTTTAGACCGAGTGCCGCCAATCATTGCCCACTTAAGCCGAAACCACTCCTCGGTCTGTTGGTCAATTCCGTAGTGCGCTATCATTTCAATATTGCTTTAAGGCGGTCTTTCTCAGCGATAACCGTTGGTAGTGCTTGCTCGGGTTGGGTGAGTTTGCTCCAATTGGCTTGGAGTTCGGCAAGTGTAGTTGATGCTGCGAGTGTTGCGATTGCCGACTTATCCGAGGTTGTGTTGGGCGCAATATACCTCTTAAACCTTGCAACGTGGCCGTGACGTTTGTCTGGACAAGCATAAAGAACAAAAGGTTTTGTTGTGTCGAAGTCATCAATAAATAATGAATCCCCGCCAATCTCTTTCGATAAAAATGATCCGTTTGCAACGTTCAACAAAGCGGGTTTGTAAATAGGTTTTCCGCTTGGATATTCCTTTAACCAAACAGCGGTTTTATCAACCTCTTTTTGCAGTTTCTGGTCAAAGGCCGGTGAATCTTCCCACTTCGACAAAGTTACGACCATTTCTTTTTTAAGCCCTTTGTTCATTTCTTCGCCAAGCAATAAATCTTCGCCTGATATGTAACGCTTATCTAGGTTTTTGCGCCACGGTGTTTTTTCGGTTGGTTCCATGATATTTGATTTGATTTAAATATTCTTTTTTTATGTGAGGCTTAATTAAATTGTAGTACTTCAAATCGACTTCGTGACAATATCTATTTCCTTTGGATGCGTTTTCTGAAGCGGGAAGGATTTGCAGGTTGTTAAGAGAAAATATTATTTTCATTTCCGTCCCTTGCACAAACCAGCTAATAGGTATTTTGTGATCGATTTGCTCTCCTAATTCTGGAGCTCTGCCCAACGTTTCAATTAAATCTGAAAAGTTATAGCCCAAGTATTCAAAAGTTTTTTTACTGGTGTCCTTTAGCATTCTTTTTACCAAAGTCCTGAATGATGACAGATTTCTAAGGTATGGAAACTCTATTTTTCTTTTTCTTAAGTATAGCTTATTTCTGAGTAAGATTTTCGGCTTATTTTTTTCGTAGTACTCTTTTCTTTTTACAAGAATAGCCGCTTTGTTTTTTTGGTAGTCTATTTTAGACTTTTCTATTTTACCATCCTTTATTTTAAGATAAATAGAGTTGTAGTATTCATTTGTGCATTTTTTACACCTAGGCTTATATCCGTTTTTTGCCCTAGCTTCTTTACCGAAGAAAATAAAATCTTTTACTTCTCCGCATTTATTGCATTTTTTCATATAGCAAAGATATTAAAAAGCACTTGAATAAAAAAACTAAATTAACGTTTTTTCCAATGGGTTAATGTTTCCATAATCTTTAATTTAAATTGGGTTTAATAATTATAAATCTTACAATCGTTCTGCTGCATCCAATACACCGCATAGTCATAAGCCTTAATAAGCAAAGCCATTTGACGAAATCCGCGCGGTGGTGCAATTTGAACTTCTTTGTTTTTCTTGATGTGAATGTACACTTGTAGTATAGCAATCATTTCTTCTGGCGTTTTCATGGGCGTGTTTTAGGTTCAACAACTTCATAATCCACTTCTAATTCACTAATCGGCCTCAAAAAATCAGGGTTGCTAATCACAGCCCTTTTAGCCGCTTGGTTGGCTTTAGTCTCGATGACTTGCAGCGAGTTCTCTAATTCCTGCACAACGTCGTTTAAACGTCCTATTTCAGCAGTCAGCGCCTCAATCCGTTGCGCTTGGTATTGTTCTAGTTGGGTGGGTTGTTGGGTCATGGTGTTAATAGTTAGCGTGAGATTTCAATTATAGCGTCAGGATTTGCAATACAGGCGTTAAGATAATTCTCAACGAACGGCACAAAGTTTTCGTACATTCCCCATCCGTTTGATGAATTGAACTGCTCAAAGTATTCAGGACGAGCCTTTAAATCAGCAAGCCCAGTTTTAAGGATGTCGATTATATCTGCCGCCTTCTCTTTTCCGATTTCTTCTGG